TGGGAACGTAGCCTTTGTAGATCAGACCTTTGGGAACTTTCATTCCCAGAGATCATCTGATTTGCAACTGGTTACGCATCCTAGGCCCCAGGGAATCTCCGACTCGCTAGCGAGCGAGGGAGGCATCTTACTGGGTTTGGATTGGCGAAAAGGGAAGATTCGGACCTCTTTCCACGTCCACGCCTAAGGATGGCATATGAGCGACTTGTTTGAAAGGACATTTCGTTTCGGATGGCCTCCACGGGCCTCTAGACAGAGGATCCAGGGGTTCCTGGAGCGGTGTTTGCAATTTCTTGCAACCCGCTTCTCACCATGACGGATAACAGTGAGACAACCTCACGGTTTAACCACCTACCCCCGGAGGGGTGCCTGCCGCCCATTATCATGTTTACATGGTAATGCAAACGGAAGGGAACGGTTAATTATTATATTAATAACTAACATGCTAAAACTAAACACGACAACAAGAACCCTATGGGAAGCTTGGTTGAAGCGTTTAGAAGCAGGCCGTTCTTGGCAGCTCGTCGTAAAACGCGAGCGAGCTATGATCGGGGCACTCATCCGAGTGTCTCGATTATGGCTAGGCGACTTAAACCGATCGTGGATATTATCTATCGTATCTTTTGTACGTTTCTGCCGGAGTCTCCGGAAGCACCGTGGCTCCAAAGGATTAGCTATTTATCTGAAAACCTGCACCATACTTCTTATGAAGGTGGTAGCGGGGGAACGGATAAAAGATCTATCTCCCTACGGATGCCGGGTGGCTTGTACAGGGTCAGGGGTTCCGAGAATCATTCCAATGATTCATCGGCAAGGGGTCCTTAGTGGAGAACCACGGATCGTGAGATTCTGGATGACTTTATTCGGATTATACCGAGTATTAGACTTCCAGGTCTCATTCTCTGTGAAAACCATTACTACCCCGGCGCCCTCTTTGAATCTAGCGGCGTACTCGTGGTTTATTCCCTATTTCTTTTCCGATCTGGAGAAGATGGGGTGTAAATTCGAGTTCCCTGAATGGGAGCCGTTAGAGTTGAAGAAGGCAGCCCCTGGGACCCGAACGGGGTCTAAACGGGATAAGGGAGGGGTAGGCGTGATCGAGCACGGCCATAGAAGGTTGATTTGGATCCAAACCTCTATGTCTGTTCTCTTTGAGCAGGCGGTTCAGTTTTTCAACTTTCCGCCATTGCTCTTGGCTCTTGAGAAGGTTGGGAACCTTCTCGGACCAGACGCGCTTCCCCGTATGAAGACGTTTAGATCCCTTGTACAAGGGACTCCTATCTTCCCTTGGCCCCTCGGAAAACTGGGCGTCAAGGAAGAACCAGGTAAGAAGCGGGTGTTTGCTATGGTCGACTGGTGGACGCAAACTCTACTTTACCCCTTACATAGGGCTGTCTTTGGATCCCTGAGGTTTATCCCTCAGGACTCCACTTTCAATCAGATGAAGGGTGTAGAGAGGGCGTGTGCAACA